TTAGAGCTTCTTGACAGAGGATTTCAGCCTGGCAAAGCCGGTCAAATCCTCTGTCTTTTTCATGTCACCTTGCGAAGCCATCAGCCGTACGACCGACTTTGCGCACTCCTCCGCCGTCGCGTACTCCTGGGTCTCAACAATCTCGCCGCGCATGCCGCGATACGGCGACATCGTCGCCCGGTGATACTCCAGAAAGCCATCCGGCAGAGACTTGATATCATTCTCCACCAGCCGGTTGATGACCCAGTCCGCTTCCTCTTGGGCTTCATCGTTAGCGGGCAGAAACTCCATGGCGATATCCAGCCCCGGCCCCGGACCCTGCACCCACACGCCGATGGGTTCGTAGCGCGGGTTTGTGTCCCGGTCTCGCAGCACATACTCCAGCATGTATCTAAGCCGCATCCCAGCCCTCCGCAATCGCCCTATGTTCAGCGAGAAGCTGAGTGTCGATGATCTCAAACTCGGCGGCATTTGCGGCCTTGTAGCTATGCCACGTGCGCCAGTCGACAACATAGTCGTGTTCCGCTATATCCATGATCAGCTCGATGTGGTACCGGCGTCCGCGATCATCGGTGAGGTCAAGCTCGTAACTGTCTTCGCTGCCCCATCCAACGACCTTGATGGTGTGCGCATACTGATACCCGTTATTGTAGCCTACCGACTTGAACATCACCCAGAAGTCCGTCTTGGTGACGTTGCCCGCAGCATCGAAGCTGGGGGCGACGCGCGTCACGATGTAGCTGTCGACGAGTCCCAACGGCAGCGGCGTGTCGTGCCCCTCACGCATCACCATGATCGACCCGTCGCGGTTGAACTCCTCAAAAAGGACCTGCAGTCTCGTCTTTTCGCTCGCTATGAACTCTCTCATGCTCACCTCACCAGAACGATTTCCTCGACCTTGCGGCCGTCGGTCAGCTTGGATATGCCGTGCTTCTTGAATATCGCGAGCACCTTGGTCCGCTCGGACTCGCTTCCCACTACTATCGCTTCCAGGTTATCAAGCAGCGTCACGGAGTGCTTGAGGATGGTCTCGTTGCTTGAGTTGCGCGCATAAGTCTTCCAGGTCTTGGGATCGCTGCCCCGGTGCGTGGGCACATAGTCTTCGGTAACCTTGCCAAAGGCATCGTGACTGTAGCTAATGGCATCCATGCGCCGCAGAAGCCGTTTCTTGAAGTAGAGCCCATTCTCACCGGAAGCGCCGGAAAGCGGGGACTTCTTGATTCGCGTAAACACATAAGACGCGCCGCCGCTTCTCATGTCCGACTCCGGCGACATACCGCGCGGTTGCACCCCGGCCCTAAGCTTCTCGACCGTGCTTATCATGGTACCGTTGTTCTCCAGAGCCGCGTCCAGGAACCCGCTCATGCTGGAGCTGTTCGTCAGGCTGTGGTGGAGGCTGTAGCCCGCCATATCGCGCTCCATATCCGCGTCGGAAATGTCGAACCGATACTGATGGCGATAGCCACCCGCGATCTTCTGGTCCTTGAACCCGAGCTGATACTCACCGACCGGGTCATAACCCGGCGTTTTCGTAATGTCCGAAACCCCGAGCCGCTTCTCCCAGAACGCGCGCATGCTCTGCACCCGCTCGGTCTTGGACGCGTTGCGCTGGTCAAGGGAAGAGACCATCTGCGTGTATTCCGGGGACTTGTCGGCCTTTGTCAGATATGCCTGCTTGTGGAGATATAGGATCTCCGCGTCTTCGGGAGTGGCAACGTTAGCCTTCAGCCCGATCTTCTCCATTCGCTCCAGCGCCCTGTCCAGGCTCTTTGCATCGGGTCGGTCGGGCACAACCATCTCGAACTCCCCGGAATGCGCATACATGTTCTTTGATGACCACGGGCGGTAGACCGCGCGGACGCCGTCACCGAAGTCTATCTCGTACTGCTCACCATCCGGAAGGTGTCGTCCGCCGAACAGGTCACCCAGATCGGCAGAATCGCTTTCGACAGATAAGTCCCCTTTGCTGACGCTGCGCTTTTCGAGTAGCACTTTGGTCTTACGAACCGTGAAGTCCGAGTCGGTCTTCTTGGCCTTGGTAACGACCTTCTTCAGATAACCCTCGAAGCGCTCAGGTATGGACTTACCTTGAATCGCGGCCTGCTGGACTCTGTCCACCCAGTCGATGTAGGTCTCGGCCATCTCACGGATGTCGGGGTCATCGGATTTTGCAAGCTGCCTCAGAGCCTTGATGTGTCCGGCGGCCTTATCAATCTTGGCCTGGTTGTACTTGCCATCACCCGCGTGGTGGTTCACGCTCTTCGCGGCATCGAGGATATCAGCGGCGAAGTCGTCTTCCGGCAGGCTCTCCCCGACCTTGCTGACTTGCTTTGTGGCTTTGCGGAGCTTGGCCAGTATCTTCGATTCCGCCTCCGGCCTGACCTTGAGCTTGATGACGGTGCGCTGCTGGCCTTTCGCCGTCTCGGTGAAGATGAGCGCGTTCTGGTCCTCTATGTCGTCCTCGTCTATCGGGAGCGCCTTGCCCTGCCAGCCGAGACGCTGGGCATCTTCGATGATCTTCTCTTCGGCCTTCCCGATACGACCTTTGACGGGGATGTCTGCCGCCTCGTCGAATGCGAACTTCTTCTTTCCGAGGACATCCGAATAGAACCCTTCGAAGTCCCGACGCAGGTTGTGCTTTCGAGCCAGCGCCAGTTCGTAGAACGCCCGCTTACCGGCCTCATCGCTGCCGAACCTGCCTTCGACGTAAGGCCGCAGCAGACCGAGGTAATCGTCGTCCGATATGCGCTCCACTTCGCGAATGTAGCGCAGAGTGGTGGACGGGTCGACCGTCACCTTGCCTTGCTTCGCCGCGCGGAAGAGCGTGTTGTAGAACGGCTCCTGTTCCCCGCAAACTCCATTGGGATGATAGTCAACGGAGAGCTTATCGGATCCCAGAAACTTGAATAGCTGTCCCTTGTCGATACCATAGACCTTACCATTCTTCGCCCGGAGGAACTGCTTGGAGTGGCCGTCGTGGTTTGAGATAAGCCAGTCAAGGACGTGTTCACGCTGTACCTGCGCTATCTCTTCAGCAGTGAGATCGGCTACATCAAAACTGGAGAAGTCGTACTTGGCAGCCAGATCATTGCGCCACTTCTGGATCGACCCGGTGCGGTCCTTCAACCGAATGGTTCTGACCTCCACTGCATCGGGGTCGATGAGCCTGCCTAACTTGTATGCGACCTCCTCACCCTCGGCAATGAAGTCATCCGATGCTCTGCCGACCGGCTTGAAGAGCCACTTGTTGCCGTTCTCATCGAGCCAGAACTCCTTCTCGTGAGCGCCTCCGACTTTGGCGTTGCCGTCATACTTAAACTTCTCAGGCTTGCCGTGCTCTGCCCAGGCGGTATCGGCGCTGTCAAACTCCGAGCCTTTCTTGGTGAATGCGGGCACGGCTGGTGTTGTGTGTTCAACCGTGGGATGGGTCGGCGGTGGGCTCGGCTGCTTCGGCACGGGCTTGCCGGACTTACCCAAGTGCTTTTCGGCCCACTTGGCATGCTTTGCCTCGATGCCTGCTTTGGCTGCCCCGATCTTTCCAGGATCGGTTTCGCTGAACAGTGTTGTCAGTTCATCTTTCGTGGCCCACTGCCAGTGCGTGACCTTCGTCTGCTTCGCGAGGTCTTTCAGTTCGCCGGACTTCATCGCCGAGACCTGCTGCTGGAACGTGAGCTTCTTCAGCGCCACTTCCTTGGCGTGCTGTTCTATGACGGCAGCGGGCAGCTCGGAGCCTTTCGCGAGTTCCGCTTCAGCGACCGTCACCGAGTTCAGGAACGATGAATACTGCGCCGGAGAGGACGGCATCACTATCTGCGCGGCGGCATCCTTGATAGACTGCTCGGCTTTCTTCAGCGCCTCGGTTTTCGCCACATCAAGAGCCTGCTGCTTGGCCTGATCAGCCATCTGCTTGCCCGCCGTTTTCTCCAGGGCTTTCACGAGCTGCTCTTTGTTCTTGAGCGGGGGGATGCCGAATTTCTGCTTGGCGGCGATCAGGGTCTTGCCGGAGTAGTTGTAATGGTCTATGTGCGGCTCAAGGCCGTCCAGCATCTCGATGACATCGGACTTAGTGAGGTTCAGAGACACGCCGTGCTGCTTGGCCATGTCCTTGAGCTGAGCCACGGTAAGACCCGAAAGATCGGTCTGAGGTGCGGCGTTCTTCGCGGCTTCCTCCAGGGCTTTCGCCTGCTTGATGATGGCCTGCTTCTCGGCGAGCAGTTTCGCGAGATCGTCTTTACTACGCAGTGCGGCGATGTTATATTGCTTGATCTTTGCCTGCAGCGCCGCGCCGGAGAGGTCCGCATGGCCGATCCCCGGCTCTGACGCGTCGAGGAGCTTGATGAAGTCGGGTTTTGTGCGAGCGACACCAATGCCGTTACCTTTGGCAAGAGTCTGTAGCTGCTTTACCGTCAGCCCCGACAGGTCCGCGATCTGACCGGATTCAAATGCGCCCTTGAGTTTCTTCTCTTCCTCGGTCTGCTGCTTTGCCTGGTCGTGTATTGCCTGCGGCGGGAGGATGCATGCGCTCTGACCCGTAGCGGCTGTCGCACCGAGTTCCCCGCCGCAGATCACAAGAGGCCACGCGACGATACTGCTGCAACGGCAATCTGGATGCCGAGGCTGACTGGGAATCTTGTCTATGTCGAACTGTTTACCGTCAAGCTCGCCGCAGACCGGGCACATCCGCTCGTCCTCCATGGTCATCCATTCGAGCTTTGTAACCCCCACCTGCTGGTGGAACTTGATTCGCCCCTGGTTGTGCGCGCGCAGGACCTCGGTGCGAGCTATCATCTCCATCCGGTACTGCGCTTTGGAGAACACCTTGCTCCCGGCGCGGCGGAACGATTCCTTGTCTTCAATGACGCTACCCATGTCTCGGACTATGTCTCTGGCGCTCTTGCCCGTGGCGACGCCGGAGAAGATGGTCTTCCGGATGCCGTCGGCAAGCTCCCGGTGCACATCGCCCACAAGCACGAGGTTGTAGTTGGCCATGAAGTCCAGAGCGTCGGTGTCGATAAGGGTGAACACAGATGTGGTGAGCTTGTCGATCCCATCCGGCGTCAGGTCTTTGTAGAATGGCATCTGAGCCGTGGCGAACTCTTCTATGCCGCGATACACACCCGAGCGGAACGCCGCCTTGCCGGAGCGCTTGAACATCAGAGTCTGGTCTCTCTCCAGCGACTTGAGCACATCCCCAATCTCGGAGTCGAGCTTGTCCAGACCCTGCTTGGCGGCGAGCTTGTTATCAGGCAGTGACCCCAGGTTCCCAAAACCAAGCATCGCCGCGTGAACCTGTTTGCGCGCGGAAACAAGCGACTGCGTAAGCTCGGTCACCACCTGATTCGCGTACATATCGCGAGCCATGAGGCTCTTGCCAGCCGCCTCGCGGATCGCTTTGGCCTGCCAGGTCGTATCCGCGACAGCGCACATTGTGGGCTGGGGCACTCTCACTGAATAGCCTTCTTCTTGGGTCGCAGGAAACGGCAGGCCGACGTGTCAAACGTGACCTCCGCCGATGTAACGCCGCAGCGGTTGTTGTCCTCACCGAAGTACCCGCAGTCGTCGCAGAGCTTGTCCGAGAAGTTGGCCTGCGTGAATAGACCTGCCCAGTCTGCTGCAGCGCCGGAGCCCACGGGGTTCTTCGCCGGGTCCAACCCCAGCATCTGCTGCGCGCTCTCAATACTCATTATCCCGGCGACCACCATGTCAACGATGGGCTTCACCTGCTTCTCATCCAGCAGGTCTGCCGACTTGCTTTCATTCTGGCGGTTGCCTTCTTCAATCTCCGGGTCGAGGTCCATCTTCATCTGCAGGGACGACCGGCTGATTAGCTTACGGTCATAAAGCTCGATGAGCAGCTTCTTGAAGTCGACGGCGTCCGTCGGGTCGAGGTCATTGAAAAGGAAGTGGATGCCCTTGCCCTCATGCCCAGCAAGCTCCAACCAATCGTCGTATATCCAGTCGAGTATCGTTCGCGCCGCTTGTGTTATCTCCCGGATCATCACCACCATCTTGCGCATGCTCACGGACGCGGTCGCGAAGTTGGGACCGTCACCCGATACCAGTGACCGTGACAGCCCGAGCGCGACCACGATGTCTTCCTTGACCTCCTTGACCTTGTCCTCGACCTTGATGATCCTGAGCGGAGTCGCCCAGCGTTTGGCTATGGCCTCTTCGGCGTGTCTGTAGTGGCGTAGCAGCTCGATGGACTGGAACGCCGGAAGCACAATGGAGTTGCCGCGCGGAGAGAACTCGGGCGCGTCCCACTTCAGATGCAGAGTCTGCTCGACCGGCAAATCTATCCCGGCTCCCGCGCTTGGCTTGTCGTCGGGGAACTGCTGAACCTCGATAAGCTCGCCTTGCGAATACTTCACCTTGATGGAGATGGGGTTCACGCACGTGATCTGCTCGATGTCCTTGCCGTCCTTGGTGTATCGCTTGAACCCGACCGCGTCGCCTTTGACGAGAAGCTGGAGGATCATGTCCTTCACGAATCGGGATACGCGCAGCCGGGCGGCGAGATCGTTTGCCTCCGTCTTGACGGCATCATCGTCACTGGCAATCCGTATCTCATCACCCACGGCAAACGTCCGCCACGAGTTCACGCAGTTCTTGACCAGCGGCTCTTCGGTGTAGTACTCCCAGGCTTTTCTGGCGCGCTCTTCCCACGTCGCGGGGATGGCGTCCGTTGCATTGACCGCGCTAAAGGTGGATGAATCCAGAGCGGCGATTGTGGCAAGGGGAGTGAGAACCCAGCCATCGGCCGCGTTATTGTCGGTCCCAGTCTCCACGGTCTTGTCCAGAGTATCTTCGTTGTTCATAGTCTCCCTCCGTGATGGCACGCGGTTAGCGTTTCTTCGCGCCAGGTCGCGCAACGTAGCGCGAGTGCGCCAGAGTGCGATAGATGAGCCGACCGGGCAATTATCGGCAAGATAACGGCAATCACGGTCTGGCTCTATAGGCAATTCTCTTTCAGATGAAAATGGGGTCCGTAAGCAGCGGCATCACGCAGACAGTCTCCTCTCTCACCGACTCAAGCGCGCCTTGTTCGTGGGCAAGCATCGCGCAGCGGACAGCATCGACTATGTGGTCGTTGCCCTTCGAATAGATGATGTTGCCGCCGGAGAGCGTGTAGGTCTGCGTCGTAAACTGATCCTCCACTTCCGAGTCATCGGCAGGCAAGATAAGCTGACGTCTTAGCAGCGCGCCGTTGATGAGTGTGGTCATCGTCTCCTTGGTACGCTTGCGTATCTCGCGACCGTCGCGAACATCAAGCGTGGTCATCCCGCCGAAGTCATATCCACGAAGCCTGCCTTGAAGCTGTAGCTGCTTGTATTTGTCGAGTGTCAGGAGTTCCTGGACGACGGCCAGGCCGTTTCCACCGTTATCTATTCCGATGCCGACCGGGGTATAGTAGCGTTCCAGCAGCGATATCACCTGGGCGATGTGCGGGTACGAGACATGCTCCATGTGAACTCGCAACACCAGCGTCATCACCCGCCTGTCCCCGAACTCGTCCTCGCGGAACACGACGATCTCCGTGGGATCGTTGGTGTAGCCCAGGTCCCCGCCTATCCAGAACGCCCCGGTTTGGGGCATGAGGTTCAGCAGTATCTCCAGGCGGTCGAGCGAGTCGTCCTCGGACTCGCATGAACTCACGTCGTCGCCCTGGATAGTGATCTTGCGGTATTCGGCCACCTCTTGCCTGCAGAGGTTCAGGGACTCGATGTTGAATGCTCCGTATGACGGCTTACCGTGTTCACCGGCGACCTCGTGTTGCCAGCCGGCCGTGTCTTTGCCGCCGTAGAACTCAAGCAGCTCGCGCTTGCGATCACTGTTCCAATCCGGGTTAAGCCACGAGGGCCAGCGGAATACCTTGAACTGATCCGAACTCGTCAGCCGGTAATAAGTCGTGTTCCTGAGTCCGTTGGGAGTTGAGTATATGCGAAGCGTCCCTCCCGCCTTGAGGCATTGGCGAAGCGCGTTCCACGCCTTCTCCGTCAGCCACGCACCCTCATCGACCCAGACGCGCTCCACGTGCAGCGAACGAAACGCGTCACCATAAGCACCTGCTGGTCGGAAGTAGAGTATGGAGCCGTTAGTGAACTCCAGCCGGAAATACGGCTTCCTGATTATCTTGGGCTTGCCGTACTTCGTGATCCCGATGCTGGCCATGAGTTCGGCGTTGACCTCAAGTTGGAACTCTATCTCCTCGATGATCGTGTCCAGGTGTCCCTGGTGCGGAGCGGCTATGAGCCCTTGAACTCCATAGTTGGTGAAGGCGAAATGCAGGGCATCCGTCGAGAGCACTACGCTCTTTCCGGTGTCTCGTCCGTCGAGATGGATAACGTTGCTCTCCCGGCACTCCAGATCCTCGACCTGATGCGGCCAGTACTTGCGCGGCGATCCGTCGCGGTTCCTCAGGTAGTGCTGCCCCCAGAACACGGGGTTCGATAGTATGCGAATCATGCGTTTGTCTTTGGCGCTGAATCTGGCCACTGCTTCCTCCAATGAATCCCCGGATGTTTGCTGAGCACATTCCCCTTGACTTTCAGGCACAGTCCAAGCGTGAATGTGAACAGCACCAAACTCACGAGGAGGTAGTGAAATGACGGAAAAGACACTTCACGAAGCTGTCCAAGAGCACCTTGAGTATCTCAAGGGCCAGGGCAAGAGCGAGCGGACGCTCTATACGTATGCCAAAGACCTCGATCAGGTCGAGGCGTTCTTCGGCCCCGGCAAGAAACTGTCCGCGATCCTGATTCCGCACGTATCGGGCTTCCTTAAGTCGGATGCGCTTATCAAGATGCGCGGCGACAAGGACCGCTCGGAGATCACAGTCAAGAAGACCGTCCGCGTCTTCCGCACATTCCTGGTCTGGGCGAAGGAGCAGGATTACATCGACAAGCTCCCTCTGCCGAAGGACGTTCCAACGGGCCGCAGCCTGAAGACCACGTCGGAGGTAGATAATACCGAGTCCGATCCGGCTGATGCAGCCGACTGACAACCTCGAACGGTCGATAGACGATTTCGCGGTAAGGCTCCGGGCGCAGGGTCGCTCGGAGCATACCATCTCCGCCTATCTGCGCGACCTGCGATGCTTTGCCCGGGTGCTGCCTGCGGTCGATGTCGGCAGCATCACACCCGCGCTGATCGATGCAGCACTCACCGATCCCGCAGTCGCATTTTCTGAGAACGACGCGCCCAAGTCTGCCGCGACAATGCATCGACTGAAGGCCGTCATCCGCTCGTTCTTTGCCTGGGCCTCCGAAAGCGGACTCTCCGAGACCAATCCGGCGAAGCACGTAGCCACGAAGCGCCTGTCGAGAACACCGCCGGAGTTCCTGACCGAGACAGAAAAGCGCAGACTCCTCAAGGAGCTTCATGACCGCGCGAATCCACTGGCCCGCCGTGATCGGGTCATCTTCGAACTGTTCCTCGGCACGGGCATTCGCATCGCGGAACTGGTGAGCCTTGAGATTGACGACGTCGACCTCGACGGCAAGCACATCCGCATTACCGGCAAGGGTGACGTTCCGCAAGTCAAGTTCCTGAAGTCTACGCTTCGGACGCTCTTGAAGAGCTATCTCCAGGAACGCCGGAGAGCGGTGACCGGCGAATGCAGGGCGCTCTTTGTCACGGCAAGGGGCACACGGCTCTGTGACAGGCAGGTCGCGCAGCGTCTCAAACACTGGCTCCACGCGGCCGGGATCGCGAAGCATGTCTCCCCGCACGGACTCCGGCACACATTCGCGACTCACCTCTACGCCAGAACCTCCGACCTGCTGCTCGTCAAGCGCGCCCTCGGCCACCGCGACATCTCCACGACCGAGATTTACACCCACCTTGCTGACGAGACTCTGGAGGATGCACTCGAACGAATCTGACGTGCCGCCTTTGCTGGGGAGAGGAACACTTACTGATCTTTCCCCAGCCTCCATTTCCCACAGGCATTGTTCTGCCAGGGCGCTACAAGCCTGCGAGGAGTTCCGAGAATACGTCTTATCGGAACTCACCGCCACACCGCCTCCGAAATCCACGCGTGAAACTCGCTCCATCGCTCAGTCCTCCACCGTGTTATCCGAAATCGTTTCCGCGTTTTTCGGCTTGCGTCGTCGCTTTGGCTTCTGTGACTCAGTCCATCGCCGCAGCAGAGCGCTTGCCCACTCGGCGGGTGTCGTCTCAGGTCCTCGCGGTTCCTCTCCCTCGCGGGCAATCTTGGTAGCCTTGAGGTCTTTGAGATGGCAGCGCAGCATCTGGTCTATCTTCTGAGCAACCTCCCAATCGCCAGCTTCCTGTGCCCGTCCCAGCTTGAGGAAGTAGATAGCCACAAGCTCGACCTGTATGAAGTCGGAGCTTTCGTTGAACTTGAAGTCCGCGCGCAGCTTGGCTATCAGCGCATCGAATAGCTGCCGCTCCTCATCGCTCAGAAACCTGTTCGCATACGCGCCGTGCTGGAGGTTATTCGTGTTCTTCTCGGGAGCGCCACCCGGACCGCGCTGATCCGATGTGATGCGCCGGAAATGCTCGACGTCCTGGCGCTCGTTTTCGCGGAACGGCTGCCTCTCTTGCTCTGATGTGTTCTTCTCATTCATTCTTCTCACCAGTTGACCTTATGTTTCCGAGATGGGCGGAGAAGGCGGTTCGCGCCTGTTCCACGCTCAGCTTCCGGTTCTCAAGCCGAGATTTGACAGGTAACTTGACCGAAAAAAGCAGCCAACACCTGGGTTTTTGCGCAAAATCGCCTTCAGATTGATCTAAACAGTCCCTAGACCGCGCACTCCAACGCAAGCTGCGGGGCACTTAGAGGTGTGACGCTCCGTTTCTGCTCTACAAACAGCTTGCCGTCAGACTCGTCCGTGGGTACGACCCTGCCGCCGAACATCCGCTTGACCTCATGGATTTGCTTCACGGCTTCGGGCGATGAGCCAATCATCAGGGACAACTCGTCCATAGTGAACCAGACCTTGCCGGACCACTTGGCAGGCACAACGACCGTTTCATCGCGCACGAATACCACGACGTCATCGATGATGGATGACCGAATACCGGCGTATCCCTGGGTATCCAGCAAATGCTGAAGTCTGCTGGCCTGCTCGGATTGGTCTGACCGGCTATGTGCCGCCTGACGTCGCTGATGTGCGTCCCAGGCATCATCCCAGGTCTTCCGATAGGCGGCAAGAGTCTGCTCTGACGGCGGAACGTAGGACTTCACGTTCGTCGTCCTGATTGCCCGGCGAAGAGCATCCTCACCGATGTGCCGGATGGCCCAGGTATGAATGATGTTGAACCGCTCGCGCAAGGTGTTGAAAGCCGCATCGTCCAGACGGCTGGCGTCGTATGACCTCCGGACATTCTCCATCCGATGCCTGAGCCAGGAGTAGTATGACGCATCCAGCATCCGGTAAACGGGATCGCAGCTCAGCTCGTAACCGAACCTGGGATCGTATTCCTCGAACGAGTCCAGGTCGGTCGCGACCCACAGAAGGTGGTAATCCGGCACGACCTCCACGGACGGATCACCGGGTGCCGCGTTCTCCGTGATCTCCCGGATAAGCTCCTCACGGTGCTCGCGGACTATCTGTCGGATGCTATCCGTGATGAGCCAGTCCGGTTCCAGCCTGATCTTGCCGTCCGGCTGTATGCTTGCCCTGAGGGCGCGTCTTGTAAGTGACTCGAGGTGTGCCATCAGAACTCCTCGTAACCCGATGCAGACGACGAGACATCCGGTGATTGGTGAGTATTACGAGTTTGGTGAGTTTGCTCTACTTCATTACATGCGTGTGTACTATCATTACCTACTTCAATTTCCCGCGTAGGGGGGTATGGGAGAAACTCACCAGACTCACCAAACTCACCGCCCTTGTCCGTGGAACCATCGCTTGTGACGACCCATAGAGTCGCGCGCTTGTAGTCCCCGGCACGCTGCAGACGATAGCAACACCTGCCGAACCGAGTGCCCTCCTTGGCCTTGAAGGCTTTCCCGACCTTGTGAGTGTTGACTGTGTCTCCCTTGACGGCATAGGAGATCGTCTCCGGCAGCACGCCCTCGAAACCATCCGAGGATGTCAGGGCATCCTTGATCTGAGAGACTGTCTTCGGATAGTGCTCGTAAAGCTCCACCCATCGTGCCAGAAACGCCTCCCACTGCACCGACTCTGTGTCGGCGTCGCTCATCAAGATGGCTCTGTTTCCCAGGAACTCCGCGACCTCGACAAACGCCAGAATGCTTCCGATGGTCTTCACCCAGGTCTCGAAGCTTCCCATCTTGGGCGTATCGAACAGCGGCCTGCTGGCCGATATCCAAGCCCGGATGATGGTGAACAGCGCAGCCAGTATCGGCCCCCGATTGCACGTCACCCATTGCATCAGGTCAGGATGTCGGAACTTGCTCACGTCCCGTTCGTGAGGCGCGCTCGTCTGCGCGTCTATCTGGACCAGGTAGCTGCGGCGGGCAATCTCGCCATTGGTCTGGACGTTGTTGCCGGTGACGACCCATACGGCGTTGTTGGTGATGCTCGTGGTCTGGCTGTTGCCGAGCACGCGGTCAGTCCAGGTCGTGGATGTGAGAAGCGCCGCCAAGCTCTCTGAATTGAGCACCTGTTTGAGGTTGTCGAGGATGATATATGGTTTGCCGTCCGCGAGAAGCGACGTGATCTTCTTGCGCCATTCCTCGGCGTCGAGTGGAGCCGTGGTGAGGCTATACGCGCCGGCGGAGATTGTGGCGCACACTTCCGCCAGCAGACTCTTGCCAGTGCCCCATTTGGTGGCGTCGATCATGGCAAGCGGTATCTTGGGGATGATGGTCTTCAGAAGCGGCGTCAGCATCAGCGCGATTGTATTGGCCCTGCTCGCTTCATCCACGAACGGAAAGTCACAGAACACTTCTTTGACCAGGTCCACCGCGTCCTCGATCTTTTCCTTGGTCGGATTGAGCGGCACTTCCGGCATCTCGAACCCCTCGGACGGCTTATATAGATATCCGGTTTCTGGGTCGTATCCCGGCTTCTGGAGAATAGTGCCGTCCGGCCGCAGCAGCGGTGACTCCGTCACGCCCACGAGCTTCGGGAACGGTAGACTGTCCGACGAAAGGACATAGCGAACTACCTCCCGTGGCGGGTTATGGTAGCGAATGCCGTCGTTGGTGTCGCTCGTGAAGTCGCAGATATCGGCAAGGCGGGCGGTCATGATCGCGTCGCCCACTTGCTCGATGAGGGGAATCCCTGTCTCGGTCTCTCGGAACCGAACCACGCTGCCGTATTGCAGGAACAGATATGGGGGTTTGTTCTTGGCCCTGAGCGCATTGATTGCCGCCTGACCTGTGAGGCGAAGCGGCTGATTCTTGATGTCTATGCGGATGATGTCATCCGGCGTGACATATTCCTGGTGGACGCTCCCTGGTCGGAAATCCGGCACGGCCTCCTGCAATGCGATCAGCTTCTCAAGCGTCCCCCCAGCGGCGGCCCAATCCGTAACGTCGCCATGCTCCTTGATGTCTGGGAGACAGATAACACGCACGCGCCCAGCGGTTGCCTGCAGGCTGCGGCCCATGTCCTCGGCGTGTTTCTTGCCGGGAATGTCGTTGTCCGGCAGAATGATTACATCTGCTCCAGCAAGAGTGCGCGAGAAGCTGTCCAGCCACTTGGACATCGCGCCACCCGAGTTGGTGGTCGCCGTCAGCCCCCAGGACTCAAGGGTATGGACGTCTTTCTCTCCCTCGACCAGGTAGATGGGCCTGCCTTCCGTGATTGCCGACCTGATCTGTGGCAAGCGGTAGAGCACGCGGGTTACGCCCTTGATGTTGTACTCCCACTTGGCGACGTTGTCTCGTATGACGCGCCTGCGCTGGATGAACTCCTTGGTGTCGGTCCGCTGGACCTGGTATAGCAGTTCGCCGTCTTCGTTAACGTAGTCATAGGTCGCCACGACTCGGCGGTCCCCGGCGAAGCTTCGGTTCCTCTTCTTTCTTTGCCCCGGCTGTGATGGCGCTGACTGGCTCTTCTCCGGGAACAGATCGTTCCAAGTCAGACCGAGAGCCGCGAGAATGTCCTTGGTTTCACATCCGGCCTGGCACATCATGAGAACCTTGCCGTCCGGCTCCTGGTGAATGCACAGCGACGCCTTGCGATCATCGTGCGCCGGACATTTCGCTTGCCAGCCGTTCGACGTAGACTTGCGATCCGGCAGTCGCTCAAGTATCTGCTCGAAGGTCAATGCGCACCTCCTGGGAGAGTGAAAGCATGTTGCGGCAACAGGAGTGATAGGAACGTCTTTCGCGCATCCACCTGCACGCGCTTGGCGCAGTTGGCGATCCCCCAGTGGTCGCCAACGATGATGGCGGTCCGGGAAGCGCGCGTGACGCCGGTGTAGAGCAGGTTCCGATGGTGCATGAACGAGTGCGACTTGTGTGCGATGACCACCGAACAGGGAAACTCCGACCCCTGGGACTTGTGAATGGTGAGCGCGTAGGCAAGCTGGATGTCACCACGATGCGGCGATCCCGCTTCGAGGTGGACCATCTTGTCTTCGAACTCGATGCTGAGCGACCGGTCGATACCAACACTGCGGACAATCCCCATCGCGCCGTTCATCACTCCGAGGTCATAGTTGTTCCGCGTCTGGATGACCTTGTCATTGACGAGCAGCTTAGGACGTCTGCCTGTCTGAACGGGCGGCGCGTCGTAGTTCCACAGCTTCCGCTGGATGAGGCGCTGAAGCTTGGTGTTCAGTTCGACTGTGCCGAGCGGGCCCTTGTGCGTTGGAGTCAGAAGCTGCACGTCCCGCAGGATGTCAAAGCCCAGTTTCTCATTGAGCGTGTGCTCGAACAGGTCGAGGACGAACCGCTGGACGCGTTCCGCGTCGGTATGCTGGTCGGTGACGTACCACGCCCCCCGCGCTGAGGTATCCCGCTGCGGGGTCTTCGGCACTTCGCCCCTCAGAATGGCGATACTGTTTTCTTTGAGGATACCGGCCTGTCTGACTATATCGTCGAGGACTGTTGTCGGCAGTACTCTGGACTCGATCAGGTCTCGAAGGATGTTGCCCGGGCCGACAGGCGGAAGCTGATTGTGGTCGCCAACGAGTACAACGGCCGTGCGGTCAAGATCGATTGCCTGGAAGAGATGCCAAGCGAGAACCACATCAACCATCGAGACCTCGTCGACAATGAGCATGTCGGCGGAGATAGGATTCTCCGAGTCGCGCGCATAGGTCTTGCCGTTGAAACCAAGCAGCCTATGGATCGTTGACGCTTCTCGCCCGGTGGCCTCTTCCATTCGCTTTGCGGCCTTGCCGGTCGGCGCGCAGAGAACAACGCGAAGGTCATGCTCGTCACATAGCCGAGTAATGGCGGCAACGGTGAATGTCTTGCCGGATCCGGCACCGCCGGAGATCAGTGATATGGAACACGCGGCGGCGCTAACGGCCGCGTCAAGCTGTTTGGGATTGAGGCGCGGCGCAATACGCTTCACCTCGGTCTGCAGGTCGGACTTGTCACCAAGACACGGGTTGGGCTTCACGCCACTGGCAAACACGCGCGCCAGGTCCTCTTCCATCCTCCGGATGAACGGCTTTGCCACGAGGAAGCGGCTATCAGCGGAATAGCAGGTCAGGGCTTTCTCGTCGATCAGATTGTCCAGGTGCTTCTCGATTTGCTCTCGGCTGTCCAAGCTGTCCATCACGAGCAGCTCGTTTGCCCGGCCGAGCAGGTCCTCATATTCCACCCAGCAGTCGCCCTGATCCAGGGCATCATCGACGCAGAACACAATTCCAGCGCGAACGCGGCTTGGCTCATCCTTCGCGATGCCTACTTGACGAGCGATCTTGTCGATCCGCTTGAAGCCGAAGCCTTCGATCTCCCCGACGATGACATACGGATCGCGTTCGATGATCCCGACAGCGTTGTTGCCGAGCTTCTTCACCAGCTTGGTTACCTGATGATGAGTAAGCCCGTACGCCGAGAGCGAAGTCATGGCCTGGTTCACATGGCTCGTTTCGAGCCAGTGATCTCGCAGCGACTCGATGACCGAGAGCGGCACCTTGGCGACCTCGGCAATCCTCTCCGGCTCCTCGGTGAGACTGCGCTCGAAGTCACTGCCGAACCTCTCGGCGATGACCCTGGCCTTTGCCGGGCCGATACCCTTGATGTCGGGGTTGTTCGCAAGGTAGTTGGCAAGCCCGCGGGCGTCCATCTGCCGGTCGAACTCCATACTCGCGACCTCAAACTGGAAGCCGTACTTGGGGTGCTTGATGAACTTGCCGTGGAGCACCAACGGCTGGTTTTCGCTCACCACGACATTCCCTGCAAACTGAATTCTGTCGCCGCGCTCTGTTATGAATCGTCCGGCAGAGAAGTTGGCGGATGAGAAGAAGACCCGCTCGACCTCTCCCCGGAGTCGGGTGTGTTCTGTTGTTGCTGTTGGCATGAATCCTGAGCCCTCCGATGGTAGCGCAGCAGATACTCTTCAACGAACCGGCGCGCGCACTGCCGGTCGGAGCAGAAATAGACAGGGACGCCGTAGTCGACGATGATCGAGAGCGCGGCTCCCACGACGGAACTTGGATGCGCGCCGGAACGATAGGCTCCGCTGAGCAAGTCATCAAGCCCGGCTTCCACTACCACGCAGGCGCGGTCGTATTCGGCAAGCTTCAGAAGCTCTCTGCGGAACCG